CATCATGAACAAAATCTACGAAAGAAGCTATAGCTATTCTGATCTAGCTATACCTGCAACCATTTGGAACGATACTAAAGTTAATGGTATTCAAAAGCAAATGCTCGCGTTATTCAAGAAATTAACAAGAGACGGTAAAAACAAGATAGAGTATATGTCTAGGATACAAGCTAGAATCCATTGTACCCATGAAAAAGACATTATCTATAATATAAAGCAAATGCATACCAAAGGCTTTATCAAGCTCACCAAAGAGTCTGGTAAAATTTGGATACATTATACCTATCAAGAGAAACCTGCTGCGCCAGACGATACTCAAAATGCTTCTGGGTTATTCTGATAAATAACCAAGACAACAAACATGACGGTACAGATCCCAAAACGATACATTTACCTAGTTGGACAGGTAACTGAAGAAGAACTGCTATTAGTAGCTTTTATGCACTATGTTAAAAAACAGTATCCAGATCATGACTACTACAGTATTTGGCAATATGATGTTACAACTATATTAGGTGTGCTTCGAACTGGTGAAGGACCAGCTTTTATGTTTAAAAACCTAACTAGTGTATTTGTAGTAGCTATGACATCAGACTACAAGTTTGATATGAAGTTTAAACATTGGGAGCCAGATGAAATTGATTACGAACTACAAGACTTTAGAAATATAGTAGTTTGGTCCTATATTCTAGATCAAGGTGCACTAGCTGAGTATGATCATAATATACCAAGTAAAACTTTTTGGTTAGTACCTAATCCAGGTAACCGTAATTTTGTTGCGGCTATAAAAGCAAAATATAAAGATTACGACATGAAGCTAAAATGAGTACATTACTAACAAGCGGATATTGGGGCATGTCCTCAAAACAAAAGAACAAGGTACAAACTGTAATCTTTGGTTTCTTTTTAGATGAAGCCCAAGGTGATCTAACTGAGTGTCAATACCTACTATACGATGCGCTTGAAAAGTATGAATTAGAAGAGTACTACGAACATTGCTCAGTGTTAAAAGATATTTTAAATCGATTTGAACATAAATGAATTTCTAACATATAACTATGACAAGATAATGAGTATGGCTAAATCAATATGCAAGTGCAAACAAGATACAGCTAACGAATTAGGTCACTATATCATAGAGTACTTTATGGTGCACGATAGAGCCCAAGAGTTAATTGATAAAGATGAAGCGATGAAGTTTATGAGTGGCATGCTCTATCGATCGTTTCATTCTAATACTTCGCCATACCATAAATTGTATCGCCAAAATGGAAAGGTCTATGAACTCTATGACAGCACAACAGAGGAGCTCATGGATGAGCCCTATGATATTGAGTTAGATCTAACTATAGAATCAATTCAAGGCATCCTAGAAGACATGGAATCAGATACTGTAGAACAATGGTTTAGAGCTACATTATTTAAAATGTGGTTAGATGAACCCAACTACAGTGAACTGAGTCGCAAGACTGGTATACCAAGAACATCGATATCGCAAGCCGTTAACGAGGCTATCGACTATATAAAAACAAGAGTTAAAGATGGAACTATTTATTAACATATTAGGTGTAGCATGTTTAGGCCATTTAGCAGCAGACTTTCTTTCAAAGTTTAGTTGGCTACCTAATAAACCATTCAAATGCAACATGTGCCTAACCTTCTGGCTATCGATTATACCTTTTATATTTCTATATGATGTTTGGGGTGTATTAGTGGCTTCGATAGCAGCTGTAACTTCAGAATTATTATATAAAATTATGTTATGAATCAAGCAGACTATAAATGGTTACATGAGAATATCCAACTACTTGGTAATGTCAAGTGTAGCCGAGAACAACTACAAAGATTGTACGACATCTATAACTACGTTTCTAATCAAAATATACCGATTAGTTCATGTGGTCGTTGTGTCGCTAACGTTAAAAAAAGACTATTAGCAGAGTATGAGAGAATACAAGGTATTTCGTGATGAAAAAGGTGAATTAACCTTTTGGCCACATGACGAGGTTATCTACACAGTTAGAACCTCAACTGACAAAGGAGCGCAAGAAGCAATCAGAATGCTAAAACGTGCAGAAAAACAAAACAAAGAACAAGATGGCGTTTAAACCAGGACAATCAGGAAACCCAGCGGGCAGAAAGAAAGGTACAATGAACAATTATACCAAGAAAACTAAAGAGGCGTTCGCCATGCTGCTCGAAGACAATCTAGATAATCTATCAATATGGTTAGCTCAAGTCGCAGCTGAGGATCCCAAAGAAGCCATGAAGATAGTCCTAGCATTATCAGAAAGGTTTGTACCTAAACTCAGCCAACAACAACTAACAGATGCTGATGGTGAGAACCTACTCAAAGGTATCACATTTAACTTTGGCCCTCAACTAGAAGAAAAAACAGAAGACACTGATTTTACTGAGATAGAATGAAGGCAACTGGACTACGACCTACTTCTGGCCAACAAGGGTTTATAGACTTGGTCCTCAATAGTGAGGCCAAGTACTATACATTGGTGAGCTCGCGTCAAGCAGGCAAAACAACACTAATGATGAACTTTCTCCTATACTTCAGTATCAATAACAACGGAAGTAAAGTAGCATTCATATCACCTACATACAATCAGGTTAGAAAGGTAATGGAAGAACTACACGATGTCATAGCCAAAGCCAAAATAACCAAGAAAGTCAACTACTCTACCTATGAGATACATCTAAAGAATGACTCAACTATCTACTTTAGATCAGCTGAAAACTACGATGCGCTCAGAGGATATACTTTTGACTTTTTAATTATTGACGAAGCCTCCTATATCAAAGAACAAGCATGGCGTTCTGCGATACAGCCAACAGTCCTGATTAAAGGCCAGAAAGTAATCCTTTGCTCTACACCACGTAACGCTGGTGACTTCTTCTACGATATGTACCAACTTGGTCAGTCCGCGGATCACCCAAATTACGAATCCTATAGAATGACCTATAAAGGAAACCCATTCGTAAACCAAGAAGAGATAGAAGCAGCCAGAAAAACACTACCTAAAGCAATATTCCAAGCAGAGTATGAAGGTCAGTTTGTAATAGGTGAATCTATGGTCTTTGAAAATTATACTAACTGTATGTTCGACCGTTGGCCACAACCCAACGGCCAAGTCTTTGCGGGCATTGACCTAGGTAGAGAATCAGATTATACATGTGCAGTATTCATAGATAGTCAAGGCCAAGTAGTAGAGATATACAGAGACAATCAAAAAGATTGGTCCTATATGATCAACCAAATCCTAGAAAGAGCAGCTAAATACAATGCACGCCTAATGGTAGAAACCAACTCGATGGGTACAGTAGTCATGGAACAACTCAAATCCAGATGGCAAAACACAGAAGGCTTTACAACTACTAACAAGTCCAAGCAAGAAATCATAGAAGGTCTGATACTAGATTTCCATGAAACCAATATTGGGATCCCAAGTAGTCAGCTGTTTGGAGAGCTTCAGGCTGAGCTTGATGTTTTTGAAATGAAATACTCGCCAAAGTCACGAAGTGTGGTCTACGCAGCTCGAGAACCTTTCCATGATGATCTGGTCATGAGCCTAGCAATTGCCAATTACAATCGTAAACAAGGTGCAATGCTTGGAAGCTACGCGGTGATGGGCCGTAGATAATTCATATACACTCATAATTATATTTCTAATTGTATGGCACACAAGTTAAACATAAACGACCAAGAGTATCTGATACCTGATAGGTTAACCATAGACCAGTACCAAACTATGTTGAGCTTTGATTGGCAAGACAACAAGTACTATCCTATGATAATGTCTCAGTTAACTGGTGCACCGCTTGATCAACTCAGCAAAGCACCAGAAGATGCTCTCGCGCTTGGTATGTCACTCATAATACAAGTTATGAACAAGAGAACAGAGTGTGATATGATGGACCTATCAGCTATCAAGTTTGGTGAGTTTATAGACCTTGATATCTACATGAGTATGGGTCTTGACAAGTACCTCAAAGAGATTAGAGACTTGCTTGCCCCGTCGGCAGAGTACGCAGACCAAGTTATGAGTTGCGTAGACAAGTTTGCAGAGTTTAGAATCTATACGTATCGCCAGTATAAAGTACTATTTGGCATTACAGACCAAGAGATAGACACAGCTATCGCAGACGGCGCAGAAGTACACGACAAGATGCACGTAGCCAGATCGTGGTACAAGGTAATAGTCACCCTCGCGGGCGATAATCTATTAGAAATAGATAGAGTAACTGAAGAGCCACTCAAGAAAGCTCTCAACTTTATGGCATATCAGAAGGAACGTGTACTGGAAGCCATGGAAAAACAAAGACAAGACAGACGTAAATATGACCTACTACGAAATCGTTAATAGAATCCAAGAGGTAGTCCAAGACCATGAGATCTTGGTAGACTTTGGCTATGGTGCACTAACAGACATCAAGACTGTGGATGAAGACACCAGAGTTAACTACCCGTATGCATTCCTAAACCCTACGCAGTCGACACGCACAGCACAGTCGATAGTATACCGATTTAATCTCATCGTAATGGAGGTAGTCCAAGATGATCCTAATCAAAAGTTCAATGGCTACCTCAAAGCACAGTCTAACTGCCAACAGTACATAGACGACATACTGTCTCGTCTCAGGTTCCATTATACAGACCAAGTGGATCTAACACTCAATGTTAGCTTGACACCATTTAAAGAGAGGTTCCAAGACACAGTCGCTGGTATGACAGCTACGCTAGAGATTGAGATACCTAACAGGCTCAATGAGTGCATCGCGCCATTTAGAACTTTAGTACATGAGACTAAAGCACGCCTTGGCAACAAAGACTACAACTCGTTTGGCAATCCATTACCTGAGGTATTCCCATTGTGGAACATACCTGAGTTACCTACATACTATGAGTTTGATCTTGAAGTTAAACTGAGAATCAATTATGACATCAGTGGTTACCTATCAGGTGATGACAAACCAGTTATTACTATGATACAGTCACCAGAGTCTATTCGCACATTGGCACAACCAGAATTTGAGATGATCGTTGGCGAAGTACAAACAGTGACCTTCAAAGGCAAGATACTATTAGAAGATACACCGCCAGATAATAACATACTCTATACATTTATGGGTCGTGAAGGCCAAGCATATGCACCAGATGCTGTAGAGATACTCGAAGGAAACCTATACATTTACACAGCATGAAGAAGTTTGCATATTACATCAAAGATGGTCAGTACACTCTAGAGCCTAACGGTGTTGCAGTCGGTAGAGTCGGCTGTGCTACTGAAGACCAAGCGCGTGCTATCGTAGAATACATGCATGTGTTAAACCCAATTACAGTAGAGAACGATGAGTTGCAGGATAACAGCTAACATAACTACTCCGTGTAATAGGAACCAAGGAGGTATACGCAAGATCTACTTGGCTAATGGACCACTCGAAGGTACGTTAGAGTCACCAGAAGGTGTCATCTATGCCATGTTCTCAGATATAGCTACATACACTTTGGTTAGTCCGTGGTATGTTATCGAGCTGCCTCGTGTCACTGGCACATTCGATGAGGTGTTTGAGATCAACCAAGCTAATGGCACAGTAGTCTATAACCAAGAGCTCAGGTTTGTGACCAATGAGCATACTACTGATACTCGTCAAAGGCTAATAGAGCTTGCACAGTCCAACGATATGATAGTTGTCTTTGAGGACAACAATGGTAAACTGTGGTTAATGGGTGAACAACATGGCTGTTACCT